AAGTATCACTCAATTCAAAATGACAGGAAGCACTAATGATAGTGCGCCTATAGGATTAGCTTCCTTAGAGCATAATCAAAAATTTCTTGATCTTAACGGAACAGTTTCAGGGTTATCAAATATTTTGCTTGCTAATAAAGGAACGGAGATGTACCTTTCTAGTAGCACGACAAATCAAATTTACAAGTATAATTTATCAGATTCAAATGAAATCTATAGTGCAACATTCGATTCAGCCTTTTCAACATCATTTACAAATGTTTCTTGTATGCATTTAAATACAGACGAAACTAAGATGTTTATAGGCGGCGGCAACACAAGTTTATCTAGTGTAAGAGAATATGATTTAAACAAGACAGCAGGATCATTTAAGAATAGTGCATTTAATAATGACGAGTATATATTGTCGGGCGTTTTTAATAGAGATATCCGAGATATTAGTTTCAATTCTGACGGTAGTAAATTTCAGACATTAACTAAAAAAGACACCAATAACAATATTTCAATAGATACATATACCGCAAAAATAAACTTCAATGTCCGGGCTGTATAAATAGAAGTAAAGATATATAACGGGACGTAAAATGAGTACAAATCATCCAGATACCAGAGACGATCTTATAAGCTATTGCAAGCGCAAGCTGGGCGAACCTGTGCTTGAAGTAAATGTTGCGCTTGAACAAGTTGAGGATAGAATTGACGATGCCTTAGAGTATTATCAAGAATTTCATTCGGATGCAACAGTCAGGACATACCTGAAGCATCTAGTAACGCAATCTGACGTGACAAACGGATATATTCCTATATCATCTGACGTAATTTTTGTGCAGAGACTATTTCCTGTAAATTCCGCAAGTGGCGTTAATGATTGGTCTGGAATAAAATATCAAATTATGTTAAATGATGTTGGCAATCTAGGTAACTTTATGAGTGAATTGGTATACTACGAACAGATGCAACAACACATGTCTTTACTTGATATGAAAATCAACGGAACTCCTCAAGTATCGTTTTCTCGGCGTCAAAATCGTCTAGTAATTCACGGTGAATTTGGAGCAGGTGATATTAAAGCAGGTGATTATATAATNGCTCAAGTCGTTCAAATCGTTGATCCCGAAACACATACTTCCATATACAATGATATGTGGCTAAAAGAATATGCGACAGCNCTTATTAAAAGACAATGGGGTGCAAATCTTATTAAGTTTGAAGGCATGCAACTACCGGGTGGAGTTATCCTTAATGGTAGACAGATATATGAAGATGCTACAGTAGATATAGAAAAACTGGAAGAAAGAATTAGATTAGAGCAAGAATTGCCCGTAGATTTTTTCGTGGGATAAGTAAATGGCAACTAATATATACTTTTCGCAAAAACACACTAACGAACAAAATCTGCACGAGGACATAATTATTGAGTCCTTAAAACTGTATGGGCAAGATGTATATTATCTTCCTAGGACTATAGTGAATGAAAATAAAGTTTTTGGTGAAGATATACCATCAATATTTAATTCATCCTATAAGATTGAAATGTACATTGAAAACGCAGAAGGCTTTGATGGCGAAGGCGATCTTTTTACAAAATTTGGAGTTGAAATTCGTGATGCAGCAACTTTCATTGTAGCAAGGCGAAGATGGAGTGGCATCATTGGCCAAGGATCAAACGATATAGAAACTGAAAGACCCGTTGAAGGTGATCTTATCTGGTTACCCCTTTCAAATTCTATGTTTGAGATTATGCATGTTGAACACGAATCTCCATTTTATCAGTTAAGTAATTTACCAACATATAAAATGAGATGTGAATTGTTTGAATACAACGGAGAAGATTTCAACACTTCATTAGAATCTCTAAATTCTATAGAAACTGAAGGATCTTATACTTATGAGTTGACTCTTAATCAACCAACAACAGCAACAGCAACAGCGGTGGTAGGTTCAGTATGAGTAGTATTATTTCATTAAATTTAACTAACACAGGTAGTAGATATGATAGTGCGCCTTCTGTCATTATATCTCTGCCACAAGGAACTCCAACACATGCAACAGCAACCGCAGCAGTGGACGGACTGGGAAAAGTTAGCGGTGCAGTAGTAACAAATCCAGGCAGTTATTATATAACTCAACCTCAAGTTACTATAGATGTTCCGACGGATTCTAGTAACAAAAATGCTATCGCGTCTTTGGTGTGGGATAATTTAAATAAGAACGTGTATTCGGTAGCAATAGACGATTCCGGAAAATTCTATACAAGTGCGCCTACTGTGACGTTTTCTGATCCTGACTCTTTACCCGGAACTTTAGCAACCGCAACAGCAACTATAGCAAACGATAGAGTTTCGACATTAACATTAAGTAATGTTGGAGCGGGCTATACTAGTGCTCCGACAGTAACTATAGCGCCACCAACCGGAACTCCTAATAATTTTAGAGCGCAAGCTGCGGTTATAATGAAAAGCGAAGATAGCAATAATAGCATATTTTCTGTAAGTATTTTAGATTCTGGTAATTTTTACACAGGTATTCCGAATATAACAATAGACTCTGCGACTGGCACAAATCAACTTTTTAGAGCGCAGGCTGCTGCGATATTTGATTTTGATAATAAGAGATTGTTAAGATTAGATATAATACATAAAGGTAAGTATTACGATTCGAGTAACCCTCCTTTAGTCACTATTGCAGAGCCTCCGGCATTGACACGATTAGGTTTTAATATAGGAGAAAAAATAACTCATTCTGTTGGTGGTACTATACTAAGAGGCGAAGTATCTGCATATAGTAAAAAGAATGCCACAATGTCGCTAATTCATGTAGGCGCAGATGATGGTAATTATCATTCTCCTGCTGCATCCACAGATTCAGATATTGTAGGTGCAAACGGCTCTAAAGTTGGAATAGCAACAGTGACAGATAATAATAAAATTCAAACAAACTCGCAAAATGATATATTCGATGCTACGGCGTCTAATGTTTTGCTTGATTTTCTAGACTTCTCCGAGACTAATCCCTTTGGCGATCCAGGAGACACATAATGTTAACATATTTTTACCACGAGAGAATTAGAAAATCTGTTGCAATCTTTGGAACGATGTTTAATAACATTTATGTTTTGAGAAAAGATTCATCAGGAAAAGTAAGAAGTCAGGTTAAAGTTCCTCTGTCATATGCGCCTAAAGCTAAATATCTTGACAGAATTAGAGAAAATCCAGATTTAGACACTGATACCAAAGTTGCAATAAAACTTCCTAGGATGTCGTTCGAAATTGTTGGCATGACGTATAATTCAGAACGAAAGCTGCCTAAGATGAATACGTTTAATAAAACGCTTTCAACTACACAGAAAAATAAATTCTATAGTCCCGCACCGTACGATATTATCTTTCAATTAAATATTTACGCTAAAACACAAGATGATGCTCTACAAATGGTAGAGCAAATAATACCTTATTTTAATCCGCACTATACAATTACTATGAAGCCTTTTGCTACCCTAGCGTCTGATATTAGGGAAGATATTCCTATCACTTTAAACGGTGTTACGTTTTCGGATGATTTTGAAGGATCTCTGGAACAAAGAAGGACTATAATATATACTTTAGACTTCACAATGTTAGCAAACTTCTATGGACCTATAACGTCTGGAAATGTCATAAGAAAAACAATTACAGACGTACACAGTCAAATTTTGGGAGATTCTAGTGATCCGCAGTTCGCGCAATATGTGATAGAGCCTAATCCACTAGGTCTCACGCCACCTCTAGGAGATAGTGATTTCGGATTTTCGATAATTACTAATGAAACTTTTGATTCCGCATAAGGAAATATAATGAACGATTCAGATAATGCAATAAACGATATCGAGTTTACGCGACAGACATATTATGATTTGATTAATAAAGGGCAAAATGCTTTAGATGAAATGACTTCTATTGCAAGTGCTTTAGAGCATCCAAGAGCGTTTGAGGTGGTCGCGGGTCTTATCAAAACAGTTTCAGATACTAACGATAAATTATTGGACCTTCATAAAAAGAAGTTAGAACTTTCTCAAGCTAATAAACATAAGCAAATTGAAGGTAGCACAACAAATAATTTGTTTGTAGGCTCTACTGTTGAACTGCAAAGGATGCTTTTAGACATAGATAAAAATGATAATATGATTGATGTTACAGATGATACTAAATGAAAAAGAGAGCTATCTTGGTAATCCTCAAGTAAAGAAGGATGGCGTTATTCAGCAGTGGACAAACGCTGAGGTACAAGAGTACGCAAAATGTATGCACAACCCTGCGTATTTTGCCAAAACCTATTGTAAAATTATATCTTTGGATCGCGGTCTGGTTCCATTTGAATTATACGCATATCAAGAGGAAATGTTTAAATCGTTTAATGAGAATAGATTTTCAATCGTTTTGGCATGTAGGCAGTCTGGAAAATCTATATCATCATGTGCATATCTGCTCTGGTATGCACTATTCCATTCCGAACAAACTATTGCAGTCATGGCAAACAAAGGCGCTACAGCAAGAGAAATGATTGGTCGCGTTACACTCATGTTAGAAGGCTTGCCGTTCTTTCTTCAGCCTGGATGTAAAGCATTAAACAAAGGCTCTATAGAGTTTAGTAATAATTCTAAGATTGTGGCTGCGGCTACTTCAGGATCATCTATTCGTGGTATGTCTGTGAATTTACTATATCTTGACGAATTTGCATTTGTTGAAAATGCAGCAACATTCTATACATCAACATATCCTGTTGTGTCAAGTGGCGAATCTACAAAAGTTATTATTACTTCAACAGCTAATGGTGTCGGCAACGTCTTTCATAAGATTTGGGAAGGCGCAATGCAGAACACTAACGAATATAAACCATTTCGTGTTGATTGGTATGATGTTCCTGGGCGTGATGAGGCTTGGAAAGCTTCAACTATCGCTAACACTTCACAGCTACAATTTGATCAAGAATTTGGCAATACATTTATGGGCACAGGAAATACACTGATAGCTGCGGAATGTTTGTTGGCATTAAAAGCAAAAGAGCCGTTAAAACGTATTGACAGAGACTCAGTTTTAGTGTATAAAGAACCTGTAAAGAAACACAATTATGTTTGTATGGTAGACGTTGCTCGTGGAAGAGGTCAAGATTATTCAACATTTAATATAATAGATGTAACAGAAGGTGAGCCTATTGAGCAAGTCGCAGTTTATCGAAATAATTTAATATCTCCTTTATTGTTTCCTAATATTATTGTAAAATATGCAGCAACATATAATGAAGCCACTATTGTGGTCGAATCTAATGATGCAGGTCAAGTAGTATGTAACGGTCTATACCACGATTTAGAGTATGAGAACATGTTTGTTGAGTCTGTAGTACATGCAGACAAAATTGGCATCAATATGACGAAAAAAGTAAAACGTATAGGATGCTCTGCTATAAAAGATTTATTAGAAACAGGCAAGCTAATAATACACGATGAGGAAACTATTTTAGAAATATCAACATTTGAAGCCAGGGGCAATTCATTCGAAGCTAGTAATGGAAACCATGACGATTTAATGATGAACTTTGTTCTTTTCGGATACTATACAGGTACATCGGACTTTCAAGAATTGAGTGATATAAATGTTAAAGACCTTATGTTCTCACAAAGAATGCACGAAATTGAAAACGACATGTTACCATTCGGGTTCATTGACGATGGTAGGGATGAACCTCTAGTTCAACCAGATGATCCTTGGGGAGTAATTCAACCAGAAGTTTGGCACGATTATCGCTAAAATAGATATTATATAAATAACAGTAATTGAACATAATCGTATTATGAAAACTTATAATTCTATACTTGGAAAAGGAAATAGACATGGCGTTATTCTCACCATCAGAGTCTCCTGCTGTCGTTGTAAAAGAAATAGACCTCACTAATGGCGTTGCCAACGTGCCCACATCTACGGGCGCATTTGTTGGTAACTTTAATTGGGGTCCTTGCGACGAACCGACTCTCGTAAATAATGAAGCGAAACTGGCAAATGTATTTGGCTCACCAGATACCACAAATACAGTAGACTTTCACTCAGCAGCATATTATCTAAGATATTCCGACGATCTTTACATTGTTCGGGAATATACAGCAACAGCAAAAAATGCATATGATCCAGATGTAGATTCAGCCAATGTACCGCTAATAACAAATTCTGACAATTTTGATGGTCAAGTGGCGGCACGGGAATCTGATTCTCACACATTTATCGCAAGATATCCAGGTGAACTAGGAAATTCTTTGAAAATTTCTGTTACGGGTGCTGGCGATACTGATTATGATAGTTGGCAATATAAAGCAAATTTTGACGCGCAGCCAGAAACATCGTCTTGGTGTGTAGGAATTGATTCAGCGGGTGCTACTCAATCCAACAGTACTATCAAAGATGAGGCACACGTTGTCGTTATTGACGAGGGTGGCAAAATTACGGGTACGCAAGGAACAATACTCGAAACTTTCCCATTCGTTTCTATGGCACTTGGCGCTAAAACTTCGGACGGCACTTCAAGCTACATTAAAAACGTAATTAACACACAGTCCAAATACGTTTGGATGGCAGGCTTCAACAATAAATACGGCACTAACGCTGGTACATCAGCAACTACAAGCAGCAACTATACGACTGGATTTGCTGCAAAGGTAGAAACCTCACTTAGCCGGGGCGTAAACTCAGAATTACTTACAACAACGGAGTATGCTAGTGGATTTGATAAGTTTGAAGATCCAAACGCATTAGCAATCGACTTCTTAATTGCTCCTAGCGTTGCATCTTCGGACGATCAGACAACTATTGTTAATGATCTTGTAGGAATCGCACAAAGTATCAGAAAAGATTGTATGGTTGTTACTTCGCCAAATAGAGCCGCTGTAGTTGGGGCTGCAACTCCTGTTGCAACAACACTCACAAGTGTTGCATTATTCACGCGCAGTTCATATCTTGCTGTAGACAATCAATTCTTGAAAGTCTACGATAAGTATAATGATAACTATATCAATATTCCTGCGGCTTCATCGACTGCCGGACTCATGGCAGCAACAGATAACAACTTTGCACCTTGGTTCTCACCTGCGGGAACACGTAGAGGTCAATATTTTGGTGTCACAAGTTTGGCATATTCTCCAAACAAATCTGAAAGAGATCAGCTATATCAAGCTGGGATCAATCCTATTGCAAACATCCCAGGTCAAGGCATTTTGTTATATGGTGATAAAACTCACCTTGCAAGACCATCTGCATTTGATCGAATCAATGTTCGTAGATTGTTCCTTGTACTTGAAAGAGCAATTTCGGCGGCAGCACAAAACATTCTGTTTGAATTTAACGATGAATTTACCAGAGCAGAATTTGTGAATATCATCGAACCACTTCTCCGAGACGTGAAGGGTAGACGTGGTATCACAGATTTCAAAATGGTTTGCGATGAAACAAACAACACACCGTTGGTTGTAGACACAAATCAATTTGTAGCTAGCCTATTCATTAAACCAGCAAGATCAATCAATTTCATCACACTTAACTTTGTTGCAGTACGCACCGGCGTTTCGTTTGAAGAAGTTGTTGGCACTGTATAAGAAAGTATAGGAGAAAAAAATGGCTATCTTAGGTGTAGACGATTTCAAAGCAAAACTAAGAGGTGGGGGCGCCCGCTCAAATCTCTTTAAAGCAACAATTAACTTTCCAGGTTATGCTGCGGGTGACGTTGAATTAACATCATTCATGTGTAAAGGAGCCGCGCTTCCAGCATCGGAAATCTCGACAGTTCCAGTACCATTTCGTGGCAGAACCCTGCAAATTGCGGGTGATCGTACATTCCAGCCCTGGCAGGTAACGATCTATAATGACACAGATTTTGGTACAAGAAATGCGTTAGAACGCTGGATGAATGGCATGAATGCACATTCAACAAATACTGGCGTGACTGATCCAACAGCATATCAAGCGGACTTGCTAGTGGATCAATTGGACAAAGATGAGAGCGTACTAAAGCGGTATGTCTTTCGTGGATGTTTTCCAACTAATATTTCGACTATTGAGTTGTCATATGACGAAGCCGCTGCAATCGAAGAATTTACTTGTGAATTCCAGATCCAGTATTGGGAAAGTAATACGACCTCATAAAGTTGTATAAATAAGAGTGACAGTGGGGAGATTCGTCTCCCCACCATAATTACATTATAACTATTAGGAAAATTACATGGCTGATAATAGCATTAGACTTTTTGGTTTTGAATTAAAGAGAACTAAAAAAGAAGATAATATAGAGAAACTAAAATCTGTTGTCGCTCCACAGAGTGACGATGGTGCAGGTTATGTTACCGCTTCAGGCAGTCATTTCGGACAATATGTTGACATTGATGGCGATAATGCCAAAGATATGTTTGCACTCATCAACAAATATAGAGGCATTGCCGTACACCCAGAAGTCGATATGGCTATTGAGGATATCGTAAATGAAGCGATTGTAAATAACGGTGATGAGGACGCACTTAGCTTAAACTTAGATAACGTAGAAGCGCCAGACAATATCAAGAAATCTATGGAAGAAGAATTTAATAATGTTCTTTCGATGTTCGATGCTACAGAACACGCACACGATTTGTTTAAGAGGTGGTATATCGACGGTAGAATTTATCATCATGTTTTGGTTGACGAAAAGAACGAAAAGCAAGGTATTCAGGAAGTACGTTTTATTGATGCCACAAAAATTAGAAAAGTTAAAGAAGTTAAGACTAAAAAAGATCCAGTCACAAATGCAGATATTATTGATTCTATAAACGAATATTATGTATATCACGACAAAAATGGAACAAAATCTTTTGGCCAAACGCATAATAAGGGCATAAAATTTACGGCAGATTCTATTAATTATGTGACAAGTGGTTTGCTAGATGAGTCTAGAAAAAAAGTTGTATCTCATTTACATAAATGCATCAAACCTGTCAACCAATTAAGAATGATGGAAGACTCTCTGGTAATTTATAGATTGAGTCGTGCACCCGAGCGTAGGATTTTTTATGTTGACGTGGGCAACTTACCCAAAGGTAAAGCCGAAGAATACATGCGAAATATTATGTCCAAGTATAGAAATAAACTTGTATATGACGCAAGCACTGGTGAAATGCGCGATGATAGAAAGCACATGTCAATGCTAGAAGATTTTTGGTTACCTAGACGCGAAGGCGGCAGAGGAACTGAAGTCACAACACTTCCTGGTGGCGACAATCTTGGTCAGATTGATGACATTATTTATTTTCAAAAAAGAGTTTACAGAGCATTAAACGTGCCAATGAATAGACTTGAGCAAGAGGCACAATTTTCTCTGGGTCGTGGAAATGAAGTGAGCCGCGAAGAAATTAAATTCCAAAAATTCATCGACAGACTGCGTAAGAAATTTGGAATGATTTTCTTAAATGTATTGAGAAAACAACTCATATTAAAAAGAATTTGCACAGATGCAGATTGGGAAGAATGGAAAACGCATATTAGCGTAGATTATGCAAGAGATAATTACTTTGCAGAACTAAAAGAGTCTGAGGTACTACGTGAAAGATTACAAACACTAGATCAAATGACCCAGTATGTAGGAGATTATTTCTCTAAAGCTTGGGTTCTTAAAAATGTTTTGCGATATGACGATAAGGATGTTAAGGACATGAAAAATGAAATTGCCAGTGAAATAAAAGCAGGTGATATTGATGATCCGAGGGCAGAAGATAACGACGATCGGCGATAAAATATGGCGGATATTATTAAGTGGGCTGCACAACCTAGCGGTATAGAAGGCAGAACGGAATTAAGAAACGACATTGAAATAAAATTGCCTCATGGAACAACTGCTGTTTTCGTGGGCGTTGTACTTGATCCGTTATTTAATAAAGTGTCAGGTTCGAAAAGACCTACAGTCTGGAAACCAAGACAAACAGGCGGCGTAAACTTAACATTTACTCATCCTGAAGATGGATATGGCTCCGATGTTTCATCATTTTATTTAATTGGAATACCAATATCTCCTCTGAATAGCGTATTTGCAATAGATACTTTTTCTTCTACAGACGGAGAATCTAGATACGAATCTTTGTGGTCGGAAGAAACTACTTATACCAACATATTTTTTACAGTTACACTACCAGACATTATAGATGATCCTCTTTTTGATATAAATGCAGGATTAGGCGTGGCTGAGGATGATGTTATAGCTATCGGAGATTCATCTATTTCAGGTACAGTTTTTCCGCCTGGTCCAGGCGTTTTTACCGGAATAGAAGCAGATAGCATAAGAGCCGATCTTGGTGTTTTTGGTAGAATAGAAGCAGATAGCGCATATTTTATTGGTTTACGCGCAGACAGTTCTAGAATGAGATTTCTCTATTCTGATAGCATACAATCCTTATACTCATATTCAACTATAGGTGAAGCATTTTCACTAATAAGTGATTCCGCTACAATAAATAATGTCAACGCTGTAGATACAGTCACAGTAAATTTGACTGCAAGAGACGGAGTCATTACGACAGCACAAATAAACAGAACTAACGGCGGCAGCGTTTATATGGACAGCTTTGTTCGCGCTGGAAGATATATGGTTGACGGTGGTATATATGACCGTAATGATTGGTTTAGCGATATTAAGGCACTGGAAGAAGATAATTTTGGAGGTTTTTATTATATAAAAGAAAATCTCGCTGGTGTTGAAGAAAAAGTAGCGTCTTTAAAATACAATGAAATTGATAAAATCTGGCAATTTAATCCTCCATTAAAGACACCAGCATCTGGTACTGATGGTACTGATTCAAGTATGCATCATGGCACAGGATTGCCAGGTCAATTACTAACATATAGTAAATACGATAGTGCATATGTCTGGGATTATCCTATGGTCGTGGCAAGGTTTGCGTATGATAGTGAGGAAGTTACTAGACTTTTGAATGATTTTCCTACTGGACTCTCAGACACAGATTCATCAAAGAGTGAGTGGGAAAAGTTTCAGATATATCGCAATGAAGATAGCATTGGCATCTTTCCAGGCAAAGAACGCATAAATCAATTAGATTTCGATTCTATCAATGTTACATTCGGCACTAAGAGTCGCGTGTCGGGTGTGACAAATATTAATAGAGGATACGAATTTGACAGTATAACTGGTCAAGATATTGACTTTTCGGGTAATCCATTAGCTGGAGGCTCTGGCATATTCAATCCTAGAAACGAGATTCAAGGATATTACTCTCCTGATCCAGTTGCAAAATATAACTTACAAGTAACAATGTCTGCGCCAAGCGAAACTGTGCCACAAGCTGGCGCCATAGGTATTCTTGTAGGGTTAGTTAAGAGCGCAAATGAAGAAAAAACATTAACTCTATTTAGAAGTACTGTAGACTTAGGAAGAGATGGTGCAGCAGGACCATACGCATATACTTTTAACCAACCACCTGGCTGGACTTCATATCATAAACATACAGTAATGAACTATTCCTTAGTATATAATGCGTTCAAACCAGACTCAAAAATTATATATAGTGAAGCATCGGATGCTCCAACGCCGAGTGCAAATATGTCTTGGGCTACAGCAGGCAGCACAATAGTTAAAATCGAGAAAAATGAATCTGGTCTTAAAATTGATACTACGCCGTTCGGCAGTTCAACATTTATTGCTAATCAAATAAACATCGATTTAAATCAAATAGATTACAGAAGTGGCGTGGACTTGTCAATATTTGCGGAGGATGTTCACTGGGGATTTGCGTTTCATAATATAAATCAAGCATTAATATCAAACATAACATTTTCAACTTTAGATACTGGAAAATTTAATTGGGATGAGACTACTGTTGTTGATTTAAAAAATAGAGATACTTATTTATTTTATGACGCTAGTAAGGCAGCCGAGTATGGTGAGACTGTAGGCTATAAAAAAATTAATACAGACAGTAACGGAAATGATATTCTTGGTGGTGATTTACAAACAGGAAGATTTTATCATAATCCAGAAACACTAAAGACTTGGTATCAAGATCCTTGGCGAACTATTCTAGTAGGTCAAATCTTACAAGACGATGAAAATCCTGCTTTATTGATACCTGAAGGCAAATTAGACATTCGAGCTACCGGGGTTGTTGGAGACGTTAGATATTTTATTTTTAACGGCAGGTCTCTGGATCGAATTAGAAAAACTGGTCCATTGGATCCAAGTGCAGCATATTATGACTATGCGTCTGATTTTGTGGGTCTAACATTTGCAAAATTAAGTAAATTTGGCATAATTGAAAATGTAGTAAACTTAGGTCCTAGTGAATATGGCGATCTAGCAGCTTTGATTTCGGCAATGGACGACGGCGACATGGGAATTATACATTCCGGAGGCGTGTGGTCACCATCATCTATACCTGCAGGATTCGAAGCTGCATGTTTATCAGTAAATCTAGCTAGATTGGCAAGTACACCTTCAACTGCTGACGGACATTATGTTTCGGGACTTTCTTATGCTGGTATATTTCAAGTAGGCGGGGCATCATATGAAGCTGCCGCGCAGCCATCTTCAGTAGCAAATGGTTTAGATAATCATGTGGATATGGTTGTGCAGTTCCTATCAAATACTTTTATTGTTCAAGATGCACAGCAAAGTCCTTCAGCTTTAACAAATTGGCAAGGCGATATTGCAGCTAGAATAACTAATAAAGGACATTTATTTACAGATACGGTAGAACTTACTGGACAAATACTTGGACCATCAAATCTTATTATTGATCCTGCTACACATGGCGATAGCACTGGGTTAGTGACCATTAAAGGCAATTTGACTGTTAATGGTACAACTACAACAGTAAATTCAACAGAAGTCACCATTGCAGATAAAAATATTATATTAGCATCTGGCGCAACAGATGCAGCTTCGGCAGACGGCGCTGGCATAGATATTGATGGTCCACCCGCATATATCAGATGGATGGATGATAGTACTGGTATTTGGACTTTCAGCCATCCATTTGCTACTTCTCCAAATGTGCTTAACAACTATACTACAGATTTGGTACAAGAAGGCGACATAAACGAATATCACACCAACGAGAGGGTTAGAGAATTATTTTCTGCGGCAAATACTGGCGCAGGCACATACGCTCAATTATCATATACTGAGGCAACAGGAGTTTACACTTTAAACGTAGATTCCATAGAAACTGCCGAGCTACCAGAACTAGATATAACAACAGCAAATACTGGAACTGGAACATATGCTCAACTATTAGCATACAATGCAGCAACAGGAACTATAACTTTAAAGGTAGACGCACTAGATGCTAATGAAATACCACTTTTGCCTGCATCTAAACTTGATTCCGCAGCGGGACCGATACCTCCGGCCTTGATGCCTGTTATTCCAGAGTCTGCCATCACACCGCACGCAGAAGCTATTACAGCAGCACAAAATTCTGATGGATCGTATTCAGACTTTACTATAGTTAAAGATAATCCGACAAACGAAGGTTCACTTGCTTATGCAGAAGCTACAGGACAATTTAACATTACTTTTCCTCATAGTTTTTCAAGGTTTTGGATAAAGAGTTATAACGCTAACAATTCGCCATATACCCAAGAGATATTTTCATCTAGTGATCCAGTATCGGGATCTGGTAGAGATGGCTTTTATTGGAATGGTGGTACTGGTATTCGTTTAATGCCAACAATGTCTACAGATTGGGCAGAAGATAGTGTTTCTGTCACATTATACGCTTGGCTTGATTCATTGCAAGATGTAACGATTACGAACCCACAGCAATATGATAAATTAGAGTACAACGGCGATAGTTGGACTAACGTATCTCGACCGCCTTTAACTATAGGTCCTAATGCTGTGGCAGATTCCGTAGACGGTGCTTTATTTTATGATTCCGCAACAGGAATACTTCAATTTAAACCTCCATTCTTTATAGGTAAAATAACTGGAGCCGACGCTAGTACAACTACATTGACGGCAGATAAACAAAATGTTACGTTTGCTTCCTCAAATGCAGCACTTTCTATTACAGCATTGAATCAAACAGTCACGTTTGATATTGATGATGATGCTTTAGGCGGCGGCACAACATATACGGCAGTAGCAAATAAGGGTATAACGGTAGACGCTACAAATGAAACCTTAGCTATGAGTGGTGATTATACTGGCGATTTTGCTGTAACAGGAGAAATTACAGCTACAGGAAATGTAACAGCTTCGCACTCGTCAGATTCTAGATTGAAAGAAAATATAGAGAAAATAAACAATTCTTTAGATAAAGTTTCTTCATTGGGCGGATATACTTTTAACTGGAACAAAAAAGCTGAAGGTAAAAATACAGATTTAAAAGATGTTGGTGTTATCGCGCAGGAAGTTGAGGCAGTGATGCCAGAAATTGTTATAGATAGAATAGATGGTTATAAGGCAGTATACTACGAAAAACTTATACCATTATTGATAGAATCAATAAAAGAATTAAAAGAACGTATTGAAAAATTGGAAAATAAATAATGGCTTTACCTTTTAATGGTCCTATATCATTAATAGATATACAGACTGAATTTGGTGGCAGTTCTCCTCAAGAATTACACGAATATTATCGGGCTGGAACACATGTTCCATCTAATCCAACAACAATGCATATACCAACTGGTAGTGCTGGTACTACTATTAGTTTGTTTGATTTTTACGGATCATCAAATAATGCTACAGGAAATCCAATTCCTGCAACCATTTATATGACAGGTACTAGGTCTGTTAGATCCCTAACAAGTGAATCTAAAGGTGCAACAAAAACTTATTACTTTGGAAATGGCCTTGGCAGTGGCGTAATTCCTTGGAACTCAATCAATAACTCAGTGATGGATGTATATGATGGATGTACATGGGGATTTTATGCGTTAAGTGCAGGCGGCGGCGGTAGTTTAAGTAGTAGAACTACGGATGCCAATGGTACAACATACCTCATGGGCGGTAGTGGCGGCGGCGGAGGCTCATGTTTGTTGGTTACTCACGGCGTACCTTTTGATAAAAATAGACAATATAAGATTGAAATTGGATCAGCAGGTTATAGCGGCGGTTCTTACCACAATGGTGCCACCACGACGAATGGTGGTGCTGGTGGACCCATTATAATTAGTAGTTCTTCTGGCGTAACTGGAGACGATCATGTAGACAATATTATAGCTAAAGTAAACGGCGGCGGCGGAGGATATTCAAATTTCTATTATGCCTCGCCCGGTGCAGCGATGCAGACGCAAATTTTTGGCGGCGCGGGGGCGGGTGTCGCTGTTCGACCAAACGACTCATTTATTGGAATAGGTGGCACTGGTGGAGCAGCTACATATGTAACCAGACCTACTACAGCGGCAGCTTTCGGCGGCGGTGGTGGCGGCGCTGGTGGCTTTGACGCTACAATAGTAAATTCAGTAATAAATCAAGCAGATGGAGGTGACGGCGGTACAAATGGTGGCTCTGGAAGCCAAGGCAGCTTTGGCGGCGCTGGTGGTGGTGCATCTGACGCAACATTTAATACATATAACGGTGCATACACGTGGTACGCTGTATCCAACAGCGGATCACCTGCATTTGATGCGGCTGGCGGATATAATAGTGGTGGAAGTAGTATTTTACCATTACTATCTGGCGATGGCTATGCGAGCCGACGAGTCATATATGATGGAACCAATCCTCCATATGTAGACCCATATCCACCTTTTGGCTATTCCGTTAACAACGCTTTTTGGAGCCAAGCATCTAGCAGTGGAGCAGTTACATCTTTTCCATCGGGCCCAAACAACTCTGCCCCCCCAACTTATTCTTCAAGTAATGCTGCGTTAAAGTTTGAAAATAGTGCTAAATACAGACACTACCAAAAAAACGCAATTAACAGAAATTATCCCCAAAATTGGTTTAGTAAATTTTTTCTAACTGGACAGTATGGTAACAACAATCTAAGTCCACTGACTAATGGTAGAGATTCTAGAGGTGCTGCGGGCACAAACACAAGCAATGTCGCTATGGGCGGTGGTGGAGTGTATGGAGGATTTTCTGGAGCAGATCATAGAAGTTACTTAAATAGTATCACAGCGGATACTAGCGGCAACCGTTTTAATGCATTTGGCTGTGGTGGTGGTGCGGCAAGTAACTATTTTTTATATGGCGGCGGCAGATTTAGTAGTGGCACCAATATAGGAACAGAACAGCCGGGTATGCCCGGAGGTCCAGGAATGGTTGTAATATGGTTTCAAACAAATGGAACTGGCACAGGCGGTTTCAAGAAATTACCATATAATGAAGGTACACCAATATAAAAAGTCAAAAAATAACTTTGTATAAATAACAGTGTAACAAGGAGAAGAATTGAAATGGATGATGAACTAGATTTTGATGTAGATGATATTGACATTGATGTAGACGATATTGATGTAGAAGATATAGAGATGGAAGATATTAGTGACGAGGATTTGATGGACGATGATGAGCCTACGAATCCTGTAGAAGATATGATTGATGCAATTGCAAGTGATGAATTTAATTCTGCTGAGACATTATTCCAAGATGTATTAGGTAGTAAACTTAGCGATGAATTAGAAATGCAAAGAATTAATATCGGCAGTAATATGTTTGCTACTGCCGAAGCAGAATGAAAGAATACAAATGAAAACTTTTAATGAACTAAAAGAATCGTTGTTGACTGAGAAAAAAGTCAAAGTTGGAGATCAAACGATTGTTGTCACTAAAGCTGGTGACCAATTTAAAGTTACTATCGACGGCGAACATTTAGACAATTACAATTCTGAAAAAGATGCTATTAAAATGGCGAAAGAGTTTATTAAACAATTTTCTAAAGGTAAAGGATAAGACATGAAACTAATCGCAGAATATTGTGACCACGATTTATCACTGGTCACTGAAGGTAAAGGCGAAGCTAAGTCTTATCAAATCGAAGGTGTATTTGCACAAGCTGACCAAAAAAATCGTAACGGTAGAAATTATCCGAAAGCGATTATGGAAAAAGCTGTAGGTAAATATGTTACAGAACAAGTTTCCAAAGGTCGTGCTGTTGGTGAGTTAAATCACCCCGAAGGCCCGACTATTAATTTGGATAAAGTATCCCATCGTATTACGGACCTCAACTTTGAGGGAAACAATGTGATGGGTAAAGCACTTATATTAGATACTCCTATGGGTAAGATTGTTAAAGGTCTGCTAGATGGTGGTGTTCAACTAGGTGTTTCGACTCGTGGTATGGGAAGTCTGGAAAACCGTAACGGCGTGATGGAAGTTAAAGACGATTTCGTCCTTAGCACTATCGACATTGTCCAAGATCCATCTGCACCTAATGCTTTTGTTAATGGAATTATGGAAGGTGTAGAGTGGGTTTGGAATAATGGTCTTATCGAGGCTCAAGACATTGAAAAAATAGAGACTGAAATAAAAAGAGCACCATCAAGAGCATTGCAGGAAGCGCAAGTTCGTGGGTTTGAAAATTTCCTCTCGTTATTGAAATAAAAAAGGAGTCAAGTATGACTGATCAAGATCAAGAATACGTTGAAATCCATGATGAGGAAATTGTGGAATCTAACGAAGAATCAGATGTATCGGAGAGCAGCATGGAGCTGCCAGCCGGTGGATCTGAAGATGCTGGTACCGGAGGCCCTGCTGATCCAGCAAAAGCCGCTGGTGATACTAGCAATGTAAAAAAAGCATCAGCCCCGAAAACTAAAGCGGGTATGATCAATGCAATGAGCCAAAAAATGTCAGAGCTTAACAAAGTTAAGTTGATGGCAGCTTATTCAAGCATGATGGGCGAAGAAATTGAAGTAAGTGACGAGGAAGAAGTGATGGTAGAAGATACTACCGAAGCTGATTTGGAAGCACTGATTTCAAGTGATGAGTCACTATCAGAAGATTTTAAAGATAAAGCTGGCACTATTTTTGAAGCAGCATTGAACCTTCGGGTTGAATCAAAAGTTCAAGAATTGGAAGAAGCATTTAGCAATAGAATCGAAAGCCTCGAAGAGCAATACGCCGACGAGACTTCAGAAGCAATTGTAGAAGCCAAAAGCGAATTGGTAGACAAAATTGATTCTTATCTTAACTATGTAGTCGAACAATGGGTAGAAGAAAACCGTCTCGCTGTTGAGACTGGTATTCGGAATGAAATTTCAGAAGGATTTATGAGCAAGTTGAAAGACCTGTTTACTGAGTCGTATATCGAAGTTCCAGAATCCAAAGTTGATCTAGTTGACCAGCTTGCAGAGGAAGTCCAAGAACTTGAGACTCGCCTAAACAAGCAAACAGCTACTAATATGGAAATGAATGAGCATGTAAAAGACCTACAACGCCTCGCGATCATTCGTGAAGCTTCTAAGGATCTTGCAGATACTCAAGCAACCAAATTAGAAAAACTAGCAGAAGGTGTCGAATTTGAGGACGTTGAGTCGTTTCTCTTTAAAGTCGAAACCATCAAGGAATCATATTTTTCAAATAAATCAGATGTAGAAACACATGCTGATCTAGTTGAAGAAACAATGATTACTGAAGAAAGTGAAGAAACAGAAGCGCCTGTTGATGTTTCCTCTAGCATGGCACATTATGTTGCCGCACTTAAAAATAATACCTAGGAGTTATTAAAATGCAAACAACTAACTACAATACACTTATTGAAAAGTGGGCACCAGTTCTGAATGAAGAATCTGCTGGCGCAATTCAAGACAAGCACCGCAAGTCGGTAACTGCTGTTGTTCTTGAGAACCAAGAAAAAGCTCTCATGGAGCAGCGCACACAATACCAAGGTTTTGGTGGACTGACTGAAGCAGCTCCAGCAAACAACACTGGTAACGTACAAAATTGGGACCCAGTTCTGATTTCGTTGGTTCGTCGTGCTATGCCTAACATGATGGCATATGACGTATGTGGCGTTCAGCCAATGACTGGTCCAACTGGACTGATCTTTGCAATGAAATCTACATATAAAACCACTCGCGCTGGTGCAACTAGCGGCAATGAAGCCCTGCATCTCGAAGCTGTCACTGGCTTCTCAGGCGATTCCGCTACAACTAACATTGCCGATGGTTCTGGTCTTGCTGGTGTTACTGATACTAACACTGACTCAACTATTGACGATCAGCGTAATAGTGCAGCTCCTGCAGGCGGCATGACTAAAGCTGAAGGCGAAGCACTGGGCACATCTGGCGCAAGCGCATGGGCAGAAATGGGTTTCACCATTGATCGTGCAGACGTATCAGCCAAAACACGCGCATTGAAAGCAGAATATTCGCTTGAACTCGCACAAGACTTGAAAGCTATCCACGGTCTGGACGCTGAAAGTGAACTGGCTAACATTCTTTCGACTGAAATCCTCGCGGAAATCAATCGTGAAGTTATCCGCACAATCAACAGCCAAGCTAAAACTGGCGCAAGTCAAGCTAACACCCTTCTTAACGGTGTGTTTGATCTGCAAACAGATGCAGACGGTCGTTGGAGTGTTGAAAAGTTCAAAGGTCTGATGGTACAAATCGAGCGTGAAGCAAATGCAATCGCAAAAGAAACTCGCCGTGGTCGTGGTAACTTTATCATCACTTCTTCGGACGTTGCCTCTTGCTTGGCTGCAACCGGAATGCTAGACTATGCTCCAGCAATCTCTGCCAACTTGAACGTAGATGATACAGGAAACACTTTTGCCGGTGTTCTTAATGGTCGTACAAAAGTATATGTTGATCCATATGCAACTGTTGACTATATCACATGTGGCTATAAAGGCACCAACGCATATGACGCTGGTATCTTCTATTGCCCATACGTACCTCTCACAATGGTTCGCGCTGTTGCTGAGGATAGCTTTCAACCAAAAATCGGCTTTAAGACCCGCTACGGCATGGTTTCGAATCCTTTTGTTGGTGCAACAGCTTCTGACGGTCTTGCAACTGCTAAGACTAATCAGTATTACAGAATCTTCAGAGTCGATAACATTCTGGGTGCATAAGCACAAAAAAAGAGCGCCACGGAGAGGGCGCTCTTTATTACTACTCAAAGACAGTGTTTCGGCACTGTCTTTTTTTTAATCTAAAATGCAATTCCAATTTTCGTGAAGATAGAACGCTTCTAATGTATTATCTTTACCGAATGGCGAGATAATTTTACATACTGGAAGATTAGTATCATCTTCCCGCACATCATATCGCATACTCATAGAACCTTCTACAATTTCACAATCATGATGTGAAGGTTGAACCATTGATCCCACAAATCTAACTGTTACGACTTGCATTATAAAACTCCTCTTTTCATTTTCCAGTTTTGGATTGTTTTGTTGTACCAATCTTCATTTTTATTACGAAGAATATCAAGAGGTGAATGGCTTACTTCTAAACCTTCAGCATTTCTTGCTTCTACATATTCCTCAACAGTAAAAGACTTTACCAGTTCTGCAACGAATTTTGCTTTTGTGAATGGACCACCATACTTAAATCGGGCTATAAAAAGGTCTTTGCCTTTGCCAACAAGTGATGGGTGAACATTTAAGCCATTTCTTGAAACTGTTGGCCAAACTGGACGATCTGTATAATCTCCAGTGTAGTGCAAATAACCACCGTGGTATGTGAAGTCTTTTTTGTTGAACTTAGTCATTTGTGAACCCTTTCAAGTGATTCTGTTTCTATAACTAATGTAACATAATAACTTTGTAATGTCAAGCTTTATTTTTATATAAATAGAGATATAATTAGATTGAATCGGATATATCTTATGTCAGCATTAACACAAAATATGAACTATCTTCAACCCACAAACTTTAAGGTTGTGATAGATCACTCTAAATTCGGTAACTTAGAATTTTTTGCACAAAGATTAATTCATCCTGGAGTTACTATAAATTCCCCATCCGTTCCATTTAAGAGAATACAAACGATAACTTTACCTGGTGATACTCTTACATTCGAAGATTTGTCAATGGATATTTTGGTAGATGAAAATCTGAATACTTATATTGAAGTCTTTAATCTGATTCAAAATATGGTTACAGAAAATTACGAAAGTCCTATGGTAAAAAATTCTAAGACTGGTTCAGCCATGGATATTACAGTGACGATTACTAGCAGCCATAACAATGTGGTAAAAACAATTCGATATATTGATTGTGTCGCTACATCAATAGGAACAATCTTGTTAGAAGCTACGTCCGAAACATCACCTGTTATCACATTTCCTGTTACGTTTAGAGTCGGCTACTATGAGATAAAATAGCACTATATATATTATGAATTTGATTATGGAGACTTGAATTGCTTACACTTGAGACTACACTAGAAGAATGGCAGAAAGACTGTCAGATAGATGAAACCAATTTAGTTAGAGCGACAGTGGATATTGCTAAACTGCACTCTAAATATTTGCAGGTTCTCGCCATAAATAAACTTCAACTCAAAAAATCTAAGATGAAACAGAATATTCTTTTAAAAGAGAAATGGCTGTACTACAATGGTAAGATGGACCAAGATGCTATCGAGGCTCATGGTTGGGATTATGATCCGTTTAATGGAGTTAAGGTAATGAAAGGCGATATGAACAAATGGTACGATTCAGATGTAGATATTCAGCGCAGTGAAGAAAAAATAGAATATTACAAAACTTTTGTTGAAACACTAACAGAGATTGTCGAAAATTTAAAATGGAAACATCAAAGTATCGGCAACATTATTAAATGGAAACAGTTTGAAGCGGGAGGCTAAAAATGGGCAGCAAACATCCTAAAGTTCCTACTTTCAGTGTTAGAGCAAGGCTTGACGTTGAACTTTTATCAGAAGTTGACTCTTATATCACTAGATATAGGACTAGAACACAAATTATCGAAGAAGCTTTGAGATTATATTTGCCTGTTCTCGCACAGACAGATAAGAGAAAGAAAATCGAACAAAACGCAAATTCATCAAGTTGGAGAGACGGACTATTAGATGATTGAAAAAATTACTGTAATGAAGAAAAACGAAAGTCAGCTACTAGTTGACTGCGACAGCGGCATTCTTATGGAACTAAACGAATACTTTAGCTTCTTTGTAGATGGATATAAATTTATGCCTCTATATAAAAACAAAGTTTGGGATGGCAAAATTCGCATATTTAACGGAATGACGCAAGAATTGCCCGCAGGTCTATTGCATCAATTAAAAGCTTTTGCAAAACAGCGCGGATATGAACTTGATTATGAGGACGGTGAGTATGGTTCGCCAGAACAGTACAATCAAGTTGATCCAGATCACATTATGCAATTTATCGAAACTCTAAATTTAAGAAGTCGCGGTAATCCCATTACAGTAAGAGACTACCAATTCGATGCTATATGCACAGCAATTAAAAATAAAAGATCAATCCTACTGTCTCCAACAGGCTCAGGTAAATCTTTAATTATCTATGTACTCATGCGTTGGTACATGGAAAATCACGACGATAAAGTTTTAGTTATTGTTCCTACAACTTCTTTAGTGCAGCAAATGTTTGCAGATTTTGGCGACTACTCAACACACGACAGTTCGTTTGATATAGAAAAAGAAGCACACGTTATATATTCAGGAAAAGCAAAGCATGATCTTGAGGAACGTATTGTTATCAGCACATGGCAATCTATCTACAAACTACAGCCTAATTGGTTTGCAGAATTTGGCGTAACATTTGGAGATGAGTGTCACGGATTCAAATCGAAATCATTATCATCAATTATGAATAAATGTGTTAATACTGCATATCGTTTCGGCACTACAGGCACACTAGATGGTACGCAGACACACAAACTTGTATTAGAAGGTTTGTTCGGTAAAGTAAGAAAAGTAACTACAACAAAGAAACTACAAGACGATGATACCTTAGCTGCATTGAATATCTTTATGTTAACCCTAGAATATAACGACGAAGATAAGATAGAAAATGTAGGAAAAACTTATGCACAAGAAATAAACTGGATAGTACTAAACGAATCGAGAAATAATTTTATACGAAATTTAGCTATTGACGCTAAAGGAAATACTCTTGTTTTATTTCAATTTGTCGAAAAGCATGGCAAAGTGTTGTATGATATTATATCAGAAAAGGCGGAAGAAAATAGAAAGGTATTCTATGTATCAGGTCAAACAGAAGCAACAGATAGAGAGGCAATCAGAAAAATCGTTGAAACTCAGGAAAATTCTATAATTGTAGCGTCACTAGGAACATTTAGTACTGGTATAAATATAAAGAATCTGCACAACATCGTATTTGCTTCACCTAGTAAATCCCAGATTAGAGTTTTACAGAGTATCGGAAGAAGTTTGAGAAAAAGTGATGATGGGAGAGTTAGTAAGTTATACGATTTAGTGGACGACCTACAGCACAAATCAAGAAAAAATTACGCACTTCTCCACGGCGAAGAAAGATTAAAGATATATACTAAAGAGCAATTCGATTATAAAGAGTATAGGATTAAGTTATGAAAAATAGTAACATTTTACAAATTAAACTTTCAAACGGCGATGAATTATTATGTGATATGATTGAATTACCTGAAGAAGAATATGAAGATGAATTTGAAGTTATTGTTAANAACGCATTTATGATTGTTAAGCAAGAATTGAGTGGGAACAAAACTCTAGGAATGTTACGACCATGGATGTCTTTCACNGANGATACACAACTAAATCTTGTTTCTCTTAATTGCCAACATATTATGGCCAGAACTATTCCAAGTGAAGATTTAATGAACCAATATGATGCTGCTGTAGAAATATTAAAAGAAAGCAGAGAAAATATAAAATCTGAAGAAATAGACGTTAAACTAGATGCAACTACTTGGATGGAAAGATTAGGAATGAGTCATATTGATTTGAAATCTGATTCTGATTCTACTGTAGTAAACTTCCCTAGAGGAAACACTATACCCCCGCTTCACTAAGAAGAATCTTATTATAACAGAATTTTCAGAAATGTCAAGATAAAATCGCCTCAATATCAAATAAAAATTTATTTCTTGACTAGATTGAAAAATTGTGCTATAATGTTAGTAATTATGAAGGAAATGTGAAATGACTAGAAAAAAATCAAAGAATGCTCACTATGTAAATAATCAAGAATTTTCTGCAAACATCGTGGAGTATGTAAAAACAGTCAATTCCGCCAGAGATGCGGAACAAGATTTACCTATTGTTCCGAACTACTTAGCGAGATGTTTCCTTAATATTGCAGAAAATTTATCTCACAAGTCTAATTTTATTAGATATACGTACCGTGAAGAAATGGTAATGGATGCAGTCGAAAATTGCTTAAAAGCTGTTGAGAATTATAATATCAATGCTGTAACACGCACGGGTAAGCCGAACGCATTTGCATATTTCACACAGATCATTTGGTATGCATTTCTTCGACGTATCGCAAAAGAAAAAAAACAGCAAGAGATAAAAGAAAAATATCTGTCCCAATCCGGCATTGAAGCTTTTCTAGTAACAGAACAAGGCGAGGCTTCAGCTAGTGTTGCGACTCACTTTATTGATGTATTGAAAGACCGCATCGACAAAGTTAAAGAATATGATACAGAATTGAAAGAATTTGGTAAGAAGGAGAAACAAATGCGTAAGAAAAGAAGTGTCAATGTAGACTCCGATCTAAAAGATTTTCTAGAATGATGGGTGATATAGTCGAGTTTCCTAAGAAGTCTGAAGCGGACATTCAGTATGAGGAACTTGAGTCTCAGCAAAAAATTATTATGGAACAAAAACTTGAAATTGAAAGAAGATTGAATGGCAAAAATAGCAATCCTGAATGATACCCACACAGGTATTAGAAATAGCTCGGATATATTTTTAGAAAATGCATCTAAATTTTACAATGAAATAATGTTTCCTTACTGTGACGCCCAAAATATCAAGCAAATCTTACACTTGGGCGATTATTACGACCACCGGAAATTTATTAACTTCAAATCTCTAACGCATAATAGAAAAAGTTTTCTAAATCCTATGCGTGATCGTGGCATGACTATGGACATTATTCCAGGTAACCACGATACATATTTTAAAAATACAAATGATTTAAATTCACTAAAAGAATTATTGGGTCACTATATGAACGAAATTCATATCATTATGAAACCCACAGTGATGAACTATGGCGGTCTTGATATTGCATTACTACCCTGGATTACATCCGAGAACTATGAAGAATCTATGAATTTTATCAAAAATTGTAAAGCGTCTATTCTTGGTGGACACTTAGAGTTATGTGGTTTTGATATGATGCGAGGTATTCAAAGTCATGGAGGTTTAGACAAAAATATATTTTCAAGATTTGAGACTGTCATATCTGGACATTATCATACAAAGTCTCAGCAAGACAACATTATGTATTTGGGCACACAGATGGAATTTTTCTGGTCAGACGCGCATGATCCTAAGCACTTTCA